TTCTTCAAAACCTATTGACAGTTAAACAAAGATCTGCTATAATATAGTCAAGATAAAGGAAGCCAGCGCTGTGTAGCGCATAGCATCTGATATCATATAAGCTGGATGATAGCTAAAAGCATAGAAAGGTAAAAAGATGGAAAATATTAGAACCTATGAAGAAATGGAAAATTATGTAAGAAATCAGATTGAAAATTCATGGGATTTTGTGGATAAAGATCCATGGGGATTCATCATCATGGTGGTGGGAATACAAGGTAAGTATAAAAGGCATATTTCAAGTTGTTTATGGTTAGCTGGCGATAACGCCGAGGAAGAGACAGTAAGAAAGTCCGTTTTAGAGGCAGAAAGTTTATTTGAAATCACCTATGAAGATGCAGTGAGCATGCAATATAGTACGGATCTGGAAGAGGCGGAAACGTCCGATAGGTTCTTTGCCAGAGTGAGAGATAATGAAGACGATTTTTGGGAATCCGAATACATGGCCGCAATGGATAATCCAGAGACTGAGGATAACATCAAAAAGCTTGCGGCGGATCTATGGAATCAGTGGAAGGAGAATGAATTAGATGAATAAATATTATACTTATTTCAATAACTGCATTTCTCTCGAAGACGCCAGGCGGATATATATCCGCCTGGCAAAGTCTGCCCATCCGGACGCTGGCGGGAGTACAAAGGATATGCAAGACTTACAAGAAGCCTATGAAATGTATAAGAGTAAGAATAACGTAAAAATGGAAAAAGAGGATTTCACGATTGATTCCATTATACGTGATATTCTATCAATGAACATTTCATGCGAGCTTGTAGGATCATGGATATGGCTTTTCAATGAAAATACGTATCAAAATAAAGAAAAACTAAAATCAATGGGTTTTCGGTTTTCTGGCGGTAAAAAGCGGTGGTACTGGACACCGAACCCGCGCCACGTGAGAGGAGGAAGTAAGCTGAAAATGGAAGAAATTCGCATGAAGTACGGCGCAACTATTTATAAGAATAGGACTATTCAAATTGAGGAGGATTAACCATGACACGCAAAGAAACACTTGATTATATCAATAATATGGACATTACAGAATTATTGAAATATGATTTACGTAAATACACAAATCGTCTGTTTGATGAATATTTTGAAACATACGATTTAATCCGGGAAGGGCATTACTATAATGCTCACGTTGATTTAGTAAGGGAATGCTATATTGAATATTCTACTTACTTATATGCATTATGCAGGGCAAACGTAATTTCAAAAATTGATTTCTATGAACTGGAAGAATCAGCGTATAATGTTTTTGAAATTCTACAGTCAGAGCAATATTGAAGCGATTAGCATCCGATATCATATAAGCTGGATGATAGCTAAAAGCATAGAAAGGGAAAAAGATGGAACATATCAGAACTTATGAAGAATTTAAGGAATGGATTGAAAATATGTACGTATTGAAGGAAATTTGTTTATCTAAGAAAGATAAAGCAATTGTTATTGGCGAGCTTTTGAGAAGATATGAAGATATATTATATGCTGAGACAAAATCACGTACAGATGATGATTGGCTAGTGGAGAGAGATGCCCGCCGTAGAGAGATGTGTGCATATCTTTTAGCATTATGCGACGTAGGGAAGATAACAAAATACCTATGTAATAGGATTTTCGATATCATATATCAAAGTTACTTTTGGTAAGTCATACCGCTCAAACGAGCGGTTTTCTTTTGAAAATTTTCAAAAAACCTATTGACAGAAAAACAAAGATCTGCTATAATCAAGATAAAGAAATCGGACAGCATCCGATATCATATAAGCTGGGCGAAAGCTAAAAGCGCGGAAAGGGTTTAGCATGTATAAGGAGAGTATAAAATGGATGTTTTATCACTGGGCGATGGTAAAGAAGCTTCGCCCGAAGACAAAGAAGAGTATTGAAAGGTTCGCAAATACTCTTAATACTACGCATTTTATGCTTACAAACATGATTTTTAACGATGAGAGCAAACATTCTGAGTGTAAGGGTTTTTATGAGGGCTATATAAGGGCATTATATGAAGCGGATATTATCACACAAGGAGTATATGAAGAAATTCAAGATTTAGTTGCGGATTATGAGGAAGAATAAAGAAATGGACTCTTTAAGAGTCCTTTTTCTTTTATGCAGATACTTTATCGCACTAACGCAATAGAGCGTTTTTAGAATATTACTTCTTTTTCTATACCTATTTACATTCTAATATATTTGTGATATCATATAGACATCATAAAGGAGGTGAAGGAAAATGGGCTTTATAGAAGTCGTGTTTACCACAAAATATGGGAATTTTGTAATGCGTTTTTATAAGGAAGGTATGTTTTCTGATTTGTCTGTAGGAGACGTAATGAACATTGTTATAAAAACTTATAACGATGAAAAAGATTATATTTATATATCTCCTGTCAACGGAAATAGTATGTTTATTAAGAAGAAATTTATTGTAGGTTTTTATGCACATGAAGATTATACATAAAATTAAGTATAACATACCTCAAAGTGTGTCTGAATTGTCGCACAATTCGGAAAACTCTGAAATCGGGGTACAGAGTGAGCTTGAAAAATTTTTTCAATTTTGAATATTATTTTTTCAGTCATTTTAGACAGGTAGAAATCATACAATTTAATATTATTCATTTTTAGCATTTTCAAAAGAAAGGATGGGTATTTATGAGAAAAGTTTTCTCCCTATCGTTAAACGATGAGAAAGATAGGGATATCGTGGAATTTTTAGATTCACTAGATAAGGGTTATCGAACAATGTACCTTAAAATTGCTATTAGAACATACATGAAAGTTATGGATTCTGAAATGGAGGAAATTGAAAATGAAATGTCCGAATTGTCATGAGAAAGCAAACGTTGTGAAGGTGGTTCATCGCGAGAATGGTGATATAATCCGGTGTTTGAAATGCCGGCATTGTGGAATGATAACGTACACTGAAGAGGTTTATGACGCGAAGAAGCAGCTACCACTAAAAAGCGAACTAAATCAGATTTCTTACAAGAATCTGGAAAAGGCAATATTAAAAAGGAATGGAGTGAAAACTGATGATTGATATATGTGAACTATTTGTGCAGGACGTTGAGGATGGAAGGGCGAAGAAGATAGTTGTTCATGATGAAGAACGCGAGTATACTATCTATAGAGTAAAGGATATTGTTAGAATTGACATAAAGAAAAAAGGAGAATAATATGCTGAGTGCTATATATGAAGTTTCATTATGTTTTCTGTTTATTGTGAGCGTCATAGGAATTTTAACGACCATTATATATGGTATTGGTAAACTATGGCAATTAATCTACTGCATCTATCACGCGAGAAAGGACGATAAGAATGACATTGAGAGATATTTTAAGTATTAATTTGTCATCACCTGTACGGATTAGAATTGATGCGCAATGCGAAGAGCATTACTTCTTTTATATTGATATTACTGAAGACAGTTTAAGCAGAGAGGATCCTTTAGAGGATCTATCGGATGATATATTAGATTCTAATGTAAAAGACATTGTGGCTCATCAACATGAGTTATTTATTGACGTTGATATTTCAATGGTATATATTGATAGAAATGGAGGTTAAAAGTAATGATTGAGGAAAATATTAATACCTTAAAGAAATTAAATATTGCCGAGTATAATATTAATGATTTAAAAAAATAATAGATGACGTAAAGAATGGCAAGAAGGTAGATTATAGTAGAGGTTTTTACATGGGATATGTGTTTGGTTTATATGATACGGGTCTGATATCCTCTGTAGATCTGGTTTCACTCGCTTCAGAGGTTGAAGAATCATAATATACATATAACTAAGCATATTATACCTCAAAGTGCGTCTGAATTGTGTGAATTGTCTGAAAACTCTGAAATCAGGGTCAAAACTGGCCTTGAAAATCTTTTCAACTTATAAAAATATTTTTTGAACCAACAAAAGAACATTTGTTCCCTTGTATTTTGATCGCGTTTTATGATATAATTTGAAAATAAGGATGGTCGATAAACCGCATGCTGGAACCACCCCATACATGGGGTATTGCATGCGACCGGGAGTGGTTCACCTGGCGGCCATCTTTTCTATTATGGGGGGGTGTACTCATGGCGAAGAGAATTGACAGAAGACAACGTTGGAATGAGGACGTATACCGCTTGAAGGAATACGGTATACCGATTAAGAAGACGGGTAAAAACTCGTGGAGTGTCGATTTAAGAAAAAACCTGTCAAAATTATTCGAATTGGATTTAAGGGATCCAGCTGTAAAGCGAGGATTAAACGCTCTTAGGAATAAGCAGTTGGAAAGCATGGGAGCCGCGAGAAGAAGACTTCAAAAGGTATTAGAGAAAGAATCTCTTTCTGAACGAGAAACAAAGGAGATTAAGGGAAGGATCCGGGATATTCGCCAGACCGAGGAAATGTTAAAAGCGAACAGACGTTCTGGAAAACAGATGGTTCTGGATTTACAAGATGCATTGCAGGAGCGTGTGAAGCCTGTTGGAATCAGTGGCATTCGCCGCGAAGCGATTAATAGGGCCTATAATATATTTGCGTCGGGTGTATTCACAGACAAGATTGATATGAAAGCATTCAATCAGATCAGAGAGCTGGCGGCAAGGTTTGGTTTTAACGTGGTTGATGATTTATTTTCTGCAATGGACGCCTTAAGAAGAGCCAAGTATAATCGCCCTTCAGATCAAGTAGTAGAGGATTATTTTAGAGAATTGTCCGGACAAGTTCGAGATTTTATTCGGGAAGGGAAGATTCCTGAAGCGGATAAGGAATCGGGTGAAGCCTTGATTAAGTTGATTGATGATCTATTATCCGCGCCATTCTTTCAATAGGAGATGAAATAAATGGGGAAGCTGGAATATAATCCGAATATCTATGTAACAGACATAGAGACAACGGATATAGAAGAAGGGGCCGTGCTTTATTTAGGAAGCATGGCTTCTATTAATTTATCAGATAATTTCAAAAATATCAACTATTCAAACATTGAAGAGAAAGCACGGTTTCATGGGTTTTATAGAACATATAATGAACTTGATGAAATGCTTATCGATATAAATAATAGTGGTTATAAAACAGTCATTTTTATTCATAACCTGGCTTATGAATGGACATTCTTCTATAAAAATTCTGTCTTTTGTCATACTACATATGATGATGATAATTCATTATATACAGAACCGAATAAGCCTTTGAAGATAGCTTGCGGAAATATTGAGTTTAGAGACTCTGCTAAGCTCCTGAACGCGTCCTTACGCGCTCTGGGGGAAAGGCTTGGCTATAAGAAGCTTGAGATTGACTATTCAGAGAAATACTTTTGGTTTTCGGAATTGCCTGAAGTGGAATATGAATATAATAGAAGAGATTGCTTTTTAACTCTTTTAGCAATTGTTTCAGAGTATAAGAAATATGACTGGATATGTTCTTTAGAGGATGCTTTAAGTGTGTATACATATACGTCCTTTACGAGAAAGAATAACTTAAAAGAAGAAACAATTAATAAAAAGGTATTTTTGAAAAGCGGAAAGCAAAGAAAAGAATCTTCATTGAGCAAGCTGTATCTGGCGGAATGTAGAAGAGAGCTTCCCGATTCTAAAGAAACAGTAGAATGGTTAGAGGACCTTTTTTGTGGAGCTTTTGTAGCGGCTAATCCGTCTTTTGTGGGTGTTCCAGTAAAAGGTTGCATGTCATTTGATTTTGGATCCTCTTATCCAGCATCTACAGTGCAACGGGAGTTTCCTTACCATTTTGTGGAATATAATTCAGAATTAAAAGAGACCGTAAGAGACTTGCACGAAAGAAATATAACCTATAATATGAAGTATGGAAAGATTGAGAACGGTCTTTTCAGGAACTGGAGAAGACCTGTCCAGTACTATTTCATGGCAGAGGTTGTATTGAAAGATGTAAAGATTAAGAAGTTTTATGGGAAAGATGGGAAAAATAAGAAGTCTAACCATATGGCCTTGATATCAGAATCTAAAACAGACATCATAAAGATGGGATGGGGGGAACGGATTCATTCTCAAACGTTGGTGATTAATGGGCGTGTATTTTCTGCAAAGCGCCTGGAATTAAAGGCTACAGCAGTAGATCTGCTTGCTTATTCACTATTTTACGATTTTGAAATTGAGGATTGCAAACGTTTGTTCGTGGCGAATCAAATACGAAAGGTTCATGAATATCTTCGCAATACAAATTACGCATACTTAAACCTAAAGGCGAACCTAAAACCGATTCATGCGAAGACAGAAGAAGGGAAGCCTATTGACAGGAAAGAGTTCTATAAGGATGGGAAGCCTATCATGAATGAGGAAAACATCGAAGTGCTGATGAGTTTACAAGAATCAAATTATGATGAGTTTGCAGAGCAGATCCATGAATTATACATGCAATCCAAAGGGCATCTCAACGGACAATATGGTATCAATGTGGAAAAGATATTAAAAGATGATATTCATATGGATTGGGATGACAGGCTGGGCATGATGTACAGTTCTGAAGAGGCGGATTTCAATGACATTAAAAAGAAGGGAATCATGCGCAACTTTATTGTAGGACTTCATATCACGGCGTTCTCTCGTCTTTCACTGGCAATATATACCTATTGTATATTTCAGCATACAAACGCGTATGTGATATATTGGGATACTGACAGTATAAAAGTACACGGCGATGAAGAGGGGGTAAGAAATGTTATGAAACAATGCTATGAATTATTCAGAAGGTTTGTGAAAGGATTAGATGAATGGTATAATATTGGGGCCATGGATGAGGAACCATCCTATGATTGGTTCTGTACATGGGGTGCGAAGAAATATATTGTATTAGAGGGAGACTCTGTAAAGTGCACGATATCAGGAGTCAATAAACGTTCGGGGAGCAAAATGTATACATATTTCTATCATACATATTGTGATAACAGTTTTGAACTCTTATGCAAAAATTATTTCAGACCAAATGTTATAATAGACAGTAGCGTCACGAGCAAGTTAGCTTCTATATATGGTAACGCGAGGTTTGACAAGCAGGTATGCGACAAAAATGGTACATTAGGCTGGATCCATGAATATAGCGGGGTCCAACTGGTAGGGGCTGATTATACGATTTTAGCGACCAACAGCAAGTTGAATTCAATGTTTCTGTATCAATTATTAAAGTTTCAAAAGGATTCTTGGGTGGATCCCCGTTCCTGTTTTCCAATATGGATTTACAAAACAGATTCAGGATATGGGTTTGAATATCGCGATAAGTTTGAAGTAAAATGCAAGGAGGAAGATGTGGTATGAAATACTACAATTGTAAGAGAGTGTATGACAGTGGGTGTGAATACAATTTTATTTTTGGAGGACGTTCCAACGGGAAGTCTTATAGCGTGTGTAAGGATGCATTATTTTATGACTGGTATACCAAGGGAATCCAGTTTGGGCGCGTATGCCGATATGAATCCGATATGAAAGCTTCCTTATTGAATGATTGGTTTCCGGGTGGGGTAAAAGACTACATTCAGGATATCACCGGAAATGAAATTATCTATGAACATGGAAACTGGTTTATTGGAAATGAAACAGTAGGTTTTGCTTTCTCTCTATTCAATCAGCACAAATATAAATCATCAAATTTTCCAAAGCTTGATAATTTAGTGTTTGAAGAATTTGTGCCAGCATCCGACCTAGATTATCTCCCGAATGAGATTAACTTGCTTCTATCTCTCGTGTCTACCATATGTAGGCATCGTTCTATCAGGGTATGGTTTATCGGAAATGTCATAAAGAAGCATAATATATATTTTGATTATTTTGGGATTGACGTGGATAAGATGCACATTCGACCGGGGGATATTCGGTATTTGCAGGTACCGGGTTTCACGGATGGAGCAAGGGTTTGTGTCGAATATGCAGAAATGAGCTATGAAGCAGAGCAGGAAATTCCAAGGGTCTTACGGGTAACTCATAATGAAATCGCAACTACTGGCGAGTTTGCAGACGATGAATTTCTAATAGACTTTAGTCAATACAAATTATTATTAAAGAATAAGTATTTGAAACATGTTATTCTTTTTAGGGTATCACTGGCTGGCAAGATGTATTTTGTCCATTCTTTTACGGATGGAAAGAAGACATTCAACGTGGTAACCCATGACGGAACCGGAACCTTATCATCAAAATATATCTATTATATCAATCCCGAATTTGAAAACATAATCAGCAGGAACGCTGTATCCAAAGATTTCATTCTAACGGCATATAAAGATGCTGTAAGCTTAAAACAACCGACGTTCTACACAGATAACACAATCGCCTATTTCTATGGGATGGATGTATTAGATGCAAGACAGAAGAGGATTCTTCCGCCCAAAACAGGAATGGAGACTTAAAATTATCAGAAAGTTGCAACTTATTTAAAACCTATTTACAACTAGAAAGTTGTATGATATAATGAAGATACCTTTCAAAGGTAATAATATTTTAGGAGGATGTAGTATGAACAAAGTGATTTTACAAGGAAGATTAACGGCGGACCCGGACAACAGAACGGGCGCGAATGACACGGTGATTTGCCGATTCACGGTTGCGGTGGACCATTATAACGTGCGGGAGGGCGAGAAGAGCGCGATTTTCGTGCCGTGTATCATGTTTGGACAGAGAGCGGACGTGTTCGGACATTACACCCATAAGGGAGACCGCGTTTTAATTGAAGGTAGAATTGACGTTTCCAATTATGAGGACGAAAACGGGAACCGAAGAACATTCACGAACGTTGTTGCGGAGCAGTTTGACTTCATTCATAACGCGAAAGTTCCATCTTCAGAAGAAGAGGAAAAGAAGCCAGCGAAAAAATATAATAGAAGGTATTGATATCTATCATAAATCATGCTATAATATAGTTGCCCTGTAAATGAACATTTTTTCCTTATGGCAAGCCCCCTTTTGATTCAGTGGGGCTTGCTTTTTTATTGTCAATATGGTAAAATTAACATGAAGGAGGGATGCTGATGGAAGTAATGGATGCTATTATGCAGTCAATTTCAACAATCGGGTTCCCTATTGTCGCGTTTCTTTTGATGTGGCGCGCATTGATGGACGAGAAAGACGCGCATAAAGAAGAAATCGCGTTGTTAAAGGAGAGCCTTGATAACAACACAAATATCCTTACGAAGCTATATGAAAGAATGGAGGTGCAGTGATGGAGAAAGAAAGCACGTATGCATTGAATGGCGGTATTGGTGATGAAAAGAATGCCATGCTTCAGATTCTGTTTGAACCAAAAGAAATCAGCAGTGGAGATGAGGGGAAGCAGGTTCTGATGCTTCAGTTCATTCTGGACATGCTGGATTATGACTTGGGTCCGGATGGAATTGATGGCGTATACGGTTCTTCCACGCAGGCTGCAGTGGAAGCTTTCCAGATCGCTAACAATCTGAAGCTGGACGGTATTTGCGGCGTGGAAACGTGGAATAGTCTTTTAGGGAGTGGTGTATAATGGCAGATTTTATACCACGTCTCACAGATGATGGGATCCTCAATAACCCGTATTGGTACGCGGATAACGTCTACTACCAAAGCGGTTATGGTATGCCTAACTGCACATGTTATGCGTTAGGTAGATGGTATGAGCTTCAGGGGTCCTCTGAACCATTCAATTTCACACGATATAACGATGGTAAGGACTGGTATCAGATGGGAATTGAAGCTGGCTATGAGCATGATCCTATGATTCCACGATTGGGCGCTAATGTTTCATGGGACTATGAAGGCGGCGGACATGTAGCTATTGTGGAAGAGATTGAATACAACGAGGATGGAAGCGTGAACAGCATTGTAACTTCAAATAGTGCTTACAATGGAACGTATTTTTATACCGAACGTTTGTACGCTTCAAACGGATATATCTGGCGCGCTGATTCCACATTGAATGGGTTCGTGTATCATCCCGATATCGCTCCCGGTCCCGCTCCTGTTATGGGGAAGAAAATGAACTGGATGTATTACTTAAGACGTTTTGATAGGTTAAGATGAGGTGTTATAATGGATAAGGATTTATTTAGCAAGTTTGAACCGTTTGTAAGAGAAGGCTTGAATGATGAGGAACTGGCTCAATTGCAAGCCTTGCGAGAAAGCTTTGACGCGGGAATTAGTGAATATGAGTCGCTGTCAACACAGCTTTCTGACGAGAGAAAGGCAAGAAGGGATCTTCTTTTTAAGGGCAGAACATCCTTTGAAAAAGAAGAGAAAGAGGTGGATCCTCAAGAAGATGAACCACCTAGGGAAGAAACAATTTCAATTAAAGATCTTTTTGGAAAAAGGAGTGATTTGTAATGGCAATGATCCCGTCTAGGGACACAACAGTATTGTCCGCCACGTCTACGGATATTCTAAACGCAATTAGAAATGTGTTAGGCGGCGGATATGCAACTTCTGTACCGATTGCAGATGGAAGTGATGCAAACCTGCAGAGAATCGGAACAGCAATTATTGGAAACGCGGATATCCGCAATCAGTTCGTTGGTATGTTAAACGCCATCGGCTTAACTATCATCAAGTCGGCCATCTATTATAATGAATGGGCGGATGCAAAGCTCGGTACGATGGAGTACGGTGAAATTGCAAGGGAAGCATTCGTTGAGATTGTAATGCCTCATCTGTATAACCCGAATGCAGGGGCAGATGAATACTTTGCTTGGGACAAGCCAAAGGTAGAAGAGGCATTGCACTTCATTAATTATAAGACGTTCTATAAGATTCCCATCAGTCGTTTTGAGTTGAGAAAGGCTTTCTCCTATGCTTCTGGCGTGGAGGACCTTTTGAGCAACTTGATTTCCCGCGCTGAAGTTTCTGAACAGTATGATGAGTATCTGGCAATGCGCTACATTGTCGCTCGAAACATTGTAGACGGACATGCCAAAATTAATCATATTGACGTGATCACAAAAGATAACGCGTTGGATGTGGCCGAGGATATTCTTGCGATTTCTGATGATCTGGACTTCATGAGCAGGGATTATAACGCGGCTGGCGTATTGAGAACATTTCCAAAGTCTGAACAATGGGTTATCATGACACCGCGTGCTAAGGCCGTGCAGAATGTCAATGTACTGGCGAATGCCTTTAACCTGAATAAGGTAGAGTGGAGCGGTGTCCAGAAGAGGTTCGACCGTCTGGTTCCTACGGAAGAGGAATACGAGCGAATGGAGCAGCTATTTCCCGACAAGAATTGGTACCGTCGTTTTACGTTGGATGAGGAAACCTTCCTCAATACAATTTCCATCATGATGATGAGCAAGGACAAGCTCATGGTACTAGATACGGTGATTGAGTCTGAATCCGCGAATATCGGAGAAACTATGATGCAGTTCTTCTGGTACCATCATCATAAGATAATGAGCGACTCACCGTTTGGGATGCTGATTGCATTCTCGACAGCAGAAATGACAGTCACCGCTGTAACAATTAATCCGGCATCGGTAACTCAGTACAAGAAAGGCCAGTCTTATCAGTTCACCGCGACTGTTACGGGAAGTGTTGGCATTGACAAGAGTGTGACTTGGGAAATTTCCGGAGAAAACAGCCCGAACACGTATATCAATGAGAATGGTCTATTGTATATTGCACCCGATGAGAACGCGGCTACCATTACGGTTCGAGCGGTAGCTAATCAGGATGGAACCACCGCGAAGACAGCTTCTGTTACTCTGGCTTAGAGGAGTCTGGATATTTCCGGGGCTGTGTTGGAAGAAGGGCATTTAATCGTGACATATAACACAAATTCTGAATATCAGCAGATCGATCATTTTGATGTGGAAAACGGACATTTAATAGCATTTTATAAGGAGGGAGAAGAAATGGCAAAAGTAGATTTGGGTCAGGTTGTGGGGCCTCAGGGTCCAGCAGGGGCAACAGGCGCTACTGGCGCTCAGGGTCCGAAGGGAGACCCTGGCGAACAGGGACCACAGGGGCCTCAGGGTCCAGCAGGGGCAAAAGGCGCTACTGGCGCTCAGGGTCCGAAAGGTGACACGGGCGCTACTGGCGCAACCGGTCCAGCAGGTAAGGATGGTATTAGTCCGACTTTCTCCATTGAGGGTGGTCATCTATATGCGGACTATGATAATCCATACACACCGGAGTAATCCAAGCGGGGGGGTCCAGCATAAATGAACGTTCAACCAAAAACTCCAATTGGAGAAGTTAGGTTTCTGCAAGTTCCATTAGACAACTCATATACGGATACTTTGCGTTTCACAGATATGCCCGCGCAATATTCCTATTTTGAAGGTCTAAGTGGAATTACTATTAACGGTTTTACAGAAATTAGGACAGTGGACACGGATACAATCCGTGTTCCTGTCAATTCTGATGAATTGACTCGTTATAATTATATGATGTTCAAAAACGCAAACTACTATGACAAGTGGTGGTTTGCTTTCATAACAGGTTTAGAATATGCATCCCCAAGTATGACGCTTGTGACGTTCGAAATTGACGTTATGCAGTCTTGGCAATTTGAATGGCTTCTTAGGGATTGCTTTGTAGAGCGAGAACACACAACAACGGATATTGTTGGGGACGCAATTATTGATGAGGAACTGGAAACAGGCGATTTTGTATATACTGACGCGGATGGGAATTGGAATCCAGCTATCAATGAGATGTCAATTGTTGTGGCGGCTTCTTTCACGTTCGATGCGGGGAGTGGTTCATTCGAGGACGCTAAAGGTGGAATGTATTCCAATATCTATTCAGGCCTGCACTACAGTGTTTTCGACACGGATACAGAAGGTATTCTTGCACTCAATAATTTTTTAAACGAAGCTACGAAACAGAATAAATCTGAGGGTATTGCTTCGATATTTATGTGTCCGAAGTTTGTTACTAATACATTTAACGCGGGTAGTGTTGCGGTAAGCAACTTAACCGCGAACCTTCCTTTGACATTAGATGGCTACACGCCAAGATGCTACAAGATGTACACCTATCCTTATAGCTTTTGGGTAGTCACTAATAATGAGGGCTTAACCGCAACTTTAAAAGTAGAGTTTTTTGAAAATCAAAAACAACTCAGGATTGGCTGTTGGGGGAGTGGTTCTGCTTCTCCTGTTATAACAATGGTCCCGCTCGGTTATAAGAATCAGGATGTGAATTATCAGGAGAAGATGAACATATCCAACTATCCGCAATGCGCGTATACCATTGATACCTTTAAGGCATGGACCGCGATGCATGGGGAAGTGTATGAGATTCAACAGCAACAGAATTTGATATCTACAATTGCAGCGATTGGAAACACTCTTCTTTCTTTAACAAGTGGAAGCGCATCAGGGGCTCTTGGCGGAGCTTATGGAGCCGCAAGCTCCGTGAATAATGCGAGAACCGCTCTCGCTCAAAAGACAGCAATTGAGACAAAAGCCGACCAAGTAAGGGGAATCGGTTCAGGCTCTGCAAATATTTCCTTGTCAATCAAGGGATTCAATGTTTATCATTATACCGTATCAAGAGAGTATGCAAAAATCATTGATGACTTCCTATGGGCATACGGGTACACAGTGAATGAGATAAAAACACCGAATCTTGATAGCAGGAAATATTGGAATTTCATCAAAACGCAAGGCTGTAAATTGGGTGGTTTTCTTCCTTTTAATGACGCGGCAAAGATCAAAAGCATATTTGATAACGGAATCACGTTCTGGCATGTCAATGATGGGGTTGTTCAGGTCGGCAACTACTCATTTGACAATTCCCCAAGCGTAAAAGGATTCAGAGAGGATGTGATAGGACATGGCGAGGAACAGGAACAAGCTACGTGATATCGCCAATTGGTCAAACGCCTGGACGTTCGACCGCGTTCAGAATATGATTGAATTACTGGCCGTCAATTCATTCATCTATGAGAATGCACCGGATACATTTAATCCGTATTTCTTTGAACGCAAGCTATTCTATGATGGATTCGCATGGCTATTCAAGGATGGGGATATGATCCTCGGCCTTGGAGGATCCCGGAAAGATTATGATGTGTATGGATGGCCGACCTCCGGTAAGGCGATTGGTTTTCATGGCTATAATTTCAACGTCACACCGGACAATGGAGTATGCTGTTATGACTTATCGAAACGTGGTCTTTCCACGTATGGTCTATTGATGGACTACATACCACGTCTTACCGACCTCTATCGTACCATGGATGTGAACATTCACGCACAGAAGACTCCCGTCATTGTGGTGACGGACAAGGAGAATGAATTGACTGTCAGAAATGCAATCGATCAAATTGATTCCAATATGAGCGTGATTGTGGGCGTGGATGGAATCCTTGACATGAAGCAATTTGATGTCTTGAATACAAACGCGCCTTACGTGGTAGACAAGCTTCAGATTCAGTCTCATCAATACTGGAATGATATCTTTACCATTCTCGGTATCGAAAACGGTGATAAGGATAAGAAAGAAAGAATGGTAGTGGATGAAGTTAATTCCAATACACAGCCGATTGAAATCTATAGAAATGCCCGTCTACAGCCAAGGGAACGAATGCTTGAGAGGTTTAATAAGCTTGCGGGTACGAATATTCAAGTTCGGTTCAATTCTGAAATTCTTTCCAGCATTACCAATGCAGATGAATATTATATTTCAGGACAGCCTGAGCAGTCGAAGGGAGGTAGTGACGATGTTCCTTCAAAAGATGAGTAGAGCAACGTTCACAATGCAGGTTTCCGACATTATCCGGTACTATAATCCAGATGAACCGGATATGTGGAAACAGATTACCAAAGCAGTTCCCTATATTTTCAGAGACTTCCCGATATGGAACGAGTCTCATCGGCAAACACTTTGTGAAAAGATTCTTCAATATTATTATGAATATGAAATCGGGTTTCAAACCGTGCAGAGCTGGATCTTTCATCTTAACGAGAATTTGAACAGAATCATGCCCTATTATAACGCCTTGGCTCTGACTCAATTATCAGAAATTTCTGATATCTCTATTGAGGACCTGATCAATGATACCGATTTCACGGATATCTTCAATCGAAAGTACGATGAAACAAGGGACGACAAAGGGAATACCAAGGAAGAGGGAACGTCCTCAAGTGAATTCTCTAACACCGGAAAGGTGGAGGGAACCTCCTCTTCAGAAGCACAGTCTACTTCCTCTAATGATTTCAACGGTTTCAAGCTTCATTCTGATGAACCGCAAGTCAACTTTGCATCGGGAACCTACGCGAGGGACTACGCCTCTATGCTGGACGAGGAGGAGAATAATTCTAATTCAAATTCCAGCGGTACGACTTCTGGAACGGATAACACGGATACAACATCAAGCGGTTCTGATTCTGGAACTTCCAGTAAGAACACGGACACGACAGCAAACCGAAAGACAGATGGGAACGTGGATGAATGGAGAAAGGTGCAGGGAAGACGTGGGTTCTTTACGATCCCTTCGGTACTTGCAGAAGCACAGAAAATCATATATAATATTGATAGCATGATAACCATGGATCTTAAGAAGAACTTCATGGGACTCATAATATAAAGGAGGTATACAATGGACGGATATGACAAGAATGGTCTTACACCTTTTAGAGCGTGGTGCTTTAAGAACTGGCCCTATCTGATTTCTGATGATATGACAGAGCTTGGGTTACTCTATGCCATTTTAGGGAAATTCAAGGAAGTTCTTGAAGAATGGGAACAGATGAAGGTGGATTGGGGAGAGTTTCAGACTACCATCAATGAAGCGATTTCTCAGATGAAGCAGGAAATTGCAGAGTTTGAAGCGAAAATTAACGGTCAAATTTCAGACTTAGAAGGTGAATGGAATGCGTTCGCGGAGTCTATTAATTCTCAGATTTCTGATCTGAAAACACAGTGGACGAGTTTCCAAAATACCATTACCAACACAACAATCCCTAATGAAGTGGAACGAGTTATTAATCTAAAATTACCTTCTATGGTAGAGAGCGAAGTTTCCTCACAGGTTCCCACAGAAGTTGAGAATCAGTTGGGTACCAAAATTGGTACATTGACACCGAACACGGCGGCTCAGGTTGATTCATCCGGAAAGATTGTTTCCTCTCCAATTTCTTCAACAGAGCTAAATTATCTTGATGGAGCGAAAAGCAACATACAAAGCCAGCTTGACTCCATTTCTTCAGAAGTAGATTCCATTGAATCCGGTCTTCCAACAGGCGGACCATTCGCTGGTTCCGCCTCTGCTGGCGGGCCCGCTAAGTCCACAGCAGGAACTCTTACTATCAATGTAGACGGATCTCCTACCACATTCAATGGGTCCGACAATGTTTCTGTCTCTATTACACAAGGCGGTGGTGGCGGTGGACAGGATGATAGAATCGGCTCCTTAACTCCGAATACAGTATCGATTGTGGGAAGTGATGGCAAGATTACTTCATCCGATGTAACGCCAACACAGCTTCAAGCGTTAAAATCCGGGCCGTTCGCGGGAGCAAAAACAAATGGAGGTACAGCCAATTCGGCAAACAATCTATCACCGACTTATAGCAATGATCCTGCTGATGATATTGATGCCCTTCTTGCAACTAAAATCTCCAAAATCGAAACTCAGGCGAGCGGTGTAACTGGAATGTATAATATAGCTGGCGGTTGGCAGGGTCAGAATTTTGGATCTACTATCGGTGCATTTTTTAGTTCGACACAGGCAATCGATGCTTATTGGTTCACCAATAATAGAATTTGGAGCAGAAGAAGAAACGGTGGAACTGAATTAGAAGAATCACTTCAATATATACCGGCCGATAAAAACGGAAACATTACGTTCAATCGTGTACAGTGGAACGATAATGATTTTATGGCCGAATATATTTACAATTGCTTGAAGAACGCGGGGTACTCAGGCCTTACTCCTGGTGGGGGAACCGAAGATTATCCGGCAAGCGGTTATACACAGCTTACACAGGGAGAGACGTACTGGGGTACAAGCACTTCCTCACCGACAATTACCGTGGATATCCAAGTGCAGTCAAAACGAGAAAGCGGTGTTCTGTACTATATGTTTAAGACATATTTGGAAGTACAGGTTAAAACCCAAGAAACGTACTACGGTTACCCTGTTTACGGTTCCCTTACCCTAAATGGTGCTTCTAAAGTAAATGATTATTTGATCGTATATCAGGATAATTGGCGCGGTGGAGCAACGTGGACTACGGACTGGATCGCGGCAACAAACAACAAAACGGGTTCGAATCCGGTAGTGATTACCATTGATTCTGGGGAATATTCTGGCTCAGGCGGAAGAGAAGCCCAAAACTACAGTTTTACTGTATAATAGAAAGGAGAACAATCATGGCAAGTATTCAGAAATTTGAATCTATCAAAGGCAATATCTTCTATGTAACTATGTTCGATGGGGAAACGGTAACGCTTCCTCATCAGAACATTCAAAATAATACCATTGCTCTCATCCGGGGGAATGGCGTTGTTGCTTTGTCCTCTGGTGAAATCACTATTCATGGCTCTGCTTCCTTCCTATTTTATAATAACAAATGGAACTATGTCGCACCGGAAGTAACGTGGGAAAGACTGGATGTTGAAGTGGAAAAGCTAAATCAGGCCATTGAAACTCTATCTGAAGAACTGGGTTCTGAGATTGATAGAATTGATGGGGAAATTACAGAAATTCAGGGTGATTTGGAAGAACTGAATCCTCTGAAACCTCAGGAGTATGTACTGCAAATCGTACCGGAAACGGGGCTGAGTCTTGTAGAATATCAGACGTATAAGGTGGGAGAAATAGTTTTTATATTTGTAGTAATTCGCAACAATACCGATAACGTAATTACAATAGAACAAGCCGAGAATACAATTCAATTAGTTGGTGGAAATCTAAAAAGAAACTTTGGCAGACTGGATGATGCATCTAATAATATAAGATTCTCGGCAATCGACACTAATTTTATTGGACCAACTATCACATTCACTATACAACCCAAAACAAATGATTCAATTTATGGGTTTCTATTCACAAATTAAGGGGTGATAGTATGGCGAATATAGATTTAGGGCAAGTGGTAGGGTCACGGGGGCCGCAAGGACCGCAAGGCGAGAAGGGAGACACGGGGGCAACCGGTGCAAGAGGTGCTACTGGACCGGCCGGAACAACTCCTACAATCGGTTCTAATGGGAACTGGTATTTAGGATCCAGCGATACTGGTAAACCATCTCGCGGAGCAACAGGACCACAAGGCCCCCAAGGTGAAAAGGGTGCAACGGGTGCACAAGGACCTCAGGGACCAAAAGGGGATACCGGGGCGCAAGGTCCTAAAGGGGATACTGGAGCGACTGGATCAAAAGGGGCGACGGGTTCTCAGGGACCGGCAGGAACAACTCCTACAATCGGTTCTAATGGGAATTGGTTCTTAGGTTCTACTGATACCGGAAAACCTTCCAGAGGTGCAACAGGTCCGCAAGGCCCGAAAGGAGATACTGGGGCGCGGGGTCCGCAAGGGCCACAGGGGCCAGCTGGACCGAATAACTGGGGTACGACTATGAACGATACAACAGCTTCCAATATCAATGATCTGATGAATAAAAAGGTAGATTTGATTATTCAAAAGGCGAATGGTCAAACTGGTATCTTTGGAGTAAACGGCGGATGGAGTGGGCATGACTTTGGTTTTACGTGGGGGAATTATATTCAATCTCAAGGCGTTTCAGACGTATTCACCGTTCAAAGCAACGGAATATATTATAACAGAAAATCAGGCGGAAAATATTCGGGACCAAAATTATTTGTACCAGCTGATGTAAATGGGAATTTAACATTACCCGGATGGCTCAATTGTAAATCCGTTCTTTTATGGAGCGGTTCATCCCAAAGCTTTACCGTTTCAAATTGTATGCGTTTCTCCTGTATAATTATCGTGGGTATTCCAGGTACTTCATCAGGGCTTTGTTATGCGGCCTATCCAACAATATCCGCTGGAAGTGTTGGAAATACAGCAATGCTATCAGATGAAACATATTTTTATTGTACTAATGTTTTTCAGGAAGGAAATAACCTACGTTTCAGTAAAAAATCAGGTGATGGAAATCTAACAGGTATATATGGAATCTGTTAAAAGGAGGGTATAACATGATAATTCAAATAGATGATAATAATAATGTTATTGGTTATTCTAACTACTCTTTATATATGGAACCGGATGAACACAATATAGAAATTGATGAATTAGATGTTCCTGATGACTTTTTCAAAGATTATCTAAAATATTCTTATAGAGACAAAAAACTTTTTAAGCATTCTACATTATCAAGTAGAGAACAAGAAAATATAAGATCAAAAAGAATAAAAGAATGCTTCTCTATTATTAATAGAGGAAAAGTTTGGTATGATATGCTGGATGCCGAAGAAAAGGAAGAACTTGGAAAATGGTATCATGAATGGCTGGATGCTACTGCTACTGGCGTTATTCCTGATTTACCTAGTTTTCTGGATACCAGTGGGAAAATTATATCTTAACTCTTCGCAATAATAAATATTTAACGAATAGTTACACCTTGTATTTTTATAATACAGGGTGTTTCTTTATACCTCCATATATGTTATGTATATATGTATAACATTCTGCCCCCGGGGAGGGTGGGGGCGGGGTTTCTCTGTTAGGGGT